CTCGCTGATCGTGTCACGCACCGCCAGCACGTCGTCGGCCACCGGCACCGCCGTTTCGACCTCGGTACCGGCCTCGACCGTGGCCCCTTGCTGCGCCAGTTGCACGTCCACCGCCGCCGGCGCATTAACCCCCTGGCTGACCGCGACCGGCACTTCGGCCATGTCCAGCAGCACATCCAACAGCGCCGCATCCTGCACCAGGCCAATCACCGCGCTCTGGATCGTTGCCACTTCCGGGTCCGCTGGCACCGGCGCCGAGGCCTGCAGCGAGGACAATTCCACTGCCTTGGTGCGGCTGCTGTTAAACGAACCGCTGGAGCCGTAGCCGCTGAAAGAGCGCTCCAGGCCGCTGATCCCGGACAGCAGGCTGTCAGCGAACGCCCCCGGACCATTCATCAGCGAGGACACCAGGCCGCCGATATCGCTGCCCAAGGCGGTACCGGGACTGAGGAACTTCAGCGCAAAGCCCAGCGCCCCCGACACCGCCGAGCGCACGGCACTGGTGCGTTGCCGTGCCAAATCGACCGGCGCCATGGCGGTGTTGAAGCGGTCCTTTATCGAGCCCAACAGACTCGGCGCCTGCGCCGCCAGCGCCCGCCGGGTGTTCGGCGACTGCACCGGAAAGGCCAGCATGCCGTCGATAAACACCAGGTTGAAACGCGCCATGCCCAACTCATTGCGCGCATGCGACAACTCGCATTCGCCGGCGGTGACGGTCAGGCGACCGAACCACGGGTGCACCAACTCACCAGGGCCGGGCGTGTCCAGCGCGGTCAGCAGCCGGTCACGTTGCGCCAGGAAGTCATCGCCGGCGACAAATCCGGTGAACTTGTACTGCCGGGTCCGACGTCCCAGGTCTTCGACAAAGGGTTGATCGCGCTGCGGAAACTCATGCAACTGGGTCCGCCGGCCGACTGGCACGCTGTCGTTGTCGACCAGGAACGGCACCCCCCGAAAGGAGGCGGCTTGTTTACGATCGCGCCATTCACTCATTACGGATTACTCCCTGACAGCGAGCGGTAGCCCACCTTCGGCGTGATCGACAGACCCGGCTGGTTGCTGGTCCCCGGATCGACCCGAAAGCCGGGCGGGGCATTTTCAAAGCGCATCACCAGCCCGCCTTCCAACTGTGCCCGGTTGTTCGCCGCCGATTGCTGCAGCAGCGAGCCTGGCGCCGGCAGCCCCGGCGGGCGCAACAGCTGCCCCGGGGCGAGGCCGGCCTGGGTGAGGTTGCGTTCGGTCTGCTGCCCCTTCGCAATGCTCACCGCGTTGGCCTGCAGGAACGCCCCGGTACCGCCACCGACACCGGCATTACGTTGACGTTGCTCCTCGGCGTACCCCGCCACCTTGGCGGTGATGCCGACGCCGCCGTCCTCCAGCCCGAAGAAACTCAGGATCGGTTCCAGGTACGGCTTGACGCCCTCCCACAGCCCTTTGAAAAAGGCGGTAATCGGTGACCAATGCTTGATCAGCAAGCCCAGCGGCGACCAATCAAACACGCCCTTCATAAACTCCACAAAGGGTGTCGCCAGCGCCTTGATCAGCTCCCATAGCGCAGTAAAGAACGGCCCAATCGTTTCCCAATTGGCCACGATCAATCCGGCCGCGGCAGCGATAGCGACGGCAATGATGCCGACCGGTGTTGCCGCAAAGGCCACACCCAACACCCGGGTGGCCACGGTAGCCGCAAACACCGCCACCCGCAGCGCGGTGAAGGCGCCACCGGCAATGGCCAGGCCACGAACCAACTGCGGATTGGCTTGGATCAACTCCGCCGCATACGCAATCATCGGCCGCAGGCTATCTACCACCGCATTGATCCCCGGCAGCAGGGCATTGCCGACCGACCGCGCCACACTGGCGGCGGCGTTGCGCAACAGCTGCAGGTTGTTGGCCGTGGTGGCCGCGCGGGAGGCGTACTCCGTATCCATCGAACCGGCGTATTTCGAGGCGTCGCCGACTTTTTGCAAGTTGCTCTCGAGCAACTCCAAGTTGGTCAGCAGCGGCGTAATGGCCGAGATCGATTCGCTACCGAATAGGTTGGTGAGCAACGCTGGACGCTTGGCTTTATCGACCTGCGAAATCCGCTTGAGCAGATCCAGCATTGTCCCCTGCGCATCTTTTTGCATCGCCACCGCCACTCTTTTGGAGTCCAGCCGTAACGCCTTGTAAGCCTCCGTTTGGCTCTTGGTCGCCGCCGATCCCTTGGTCATCGCCAACATGAAGTTCTTGATGCCAGTGGCGGCCACATCTTGCTTCACGCCGACACCGGCCATGGTCGCGCCCAACGCAGCGATCTGCCCCGACGACAGACCGGCGACCTCACCCAGCGACCCGACCTCCGTGACGATGGCGGAAATCTGCTTGGTGTTGGCCGGGCCGGTATTGCCCAGGTAGTTGATCCTATCCGCCAACCCGACCACATCGGTTTGAGTCATTTTGAATGCAGTGCGCCACGTCGCCATCATGCTGCCGCTTTCGTCGGCGCTCTGGTCGAAAGCAATACCCATCTTCACCGCGGCCTCGGCGAAGCCCAGCAGCTCCTCCCGGGCAATGCCCGACTGACCACCGGCGGCGACGATCTTGGCAATGTCATTGGCGGCCATCGGCAGCCGTTCGGACATTTTGCCAATGTCCTCCCCCATCTGCTTGAACTGCCCTGGGGTGTCAAAGTTGACCACCTTCTTCACGTCCGCCAGGGCCGACTCGAATTCAATCGCGGCCGCGGCCCCAGCAATAAACGGGGCAGCCAAGGCCCCGCCCGTGACTACGTCGCTAAAGCCGATCTTGCCCAGCCCGGTGCGCTCCAACCCCTTGCGAAAGCCGGCGACGTTTTTGCGGATACCGGCCAGGGTCGGCGATAGTTTGTCGACACCGGTGATCAGCGCCTTGAGTTGAAACTTATCGGCCATAGCTACCCCTGCTGAACTTGATTAATGCGCTGGGCGTTCTCCAGCGATTCGGTGAACGTATCCAGCGGCAGCACCATCATTTGCTCGGGTCCGACTTTCCAAAAAAAGGCCAGGTCATAGGCCACAGCAATCAGGCCGCCGACGTCGCCGGCTTCACCGATGCCGCAGTCATGAAAAAACCCGAGACGGCCCACGCCAGGTTGTTCAAGTCCGACAGGTCGAGCTGGTTGACCGACGGTGCCGGAATGCCCGCACAGATGGCGATGTATTTGGCGGACACGTCCAGGTCGAGCGACACGTCCTCGTTTTTGTCGATTTTGTACGGCAGTGCCTTGATCGCACGCACCTCGGCCACCGTCGGACGGCGTAAGGTCAGCTCCAGCACCTGCTCGTCATGCGCCTGAATTGGCGCAGCTAGGGTGTAGGTCGTCACTTGACTCATTGGAAGCCCCCTTTGCTGCCATCCCATTGAATGTCGATGGTGCCGTCATCGCCCTTGGCGCTCGGCTCGTCGACCACGTACGCGCCTGCCAGCACGTAGACGCGGCCGTTCTTGAACTCGACGGTGACCGTCTGATCGGTGGCTGCCATGATTTGCTTGATTGGCAGGTCCGGCGAGTCCACCACGGTGGCCTTCACATACGACACAAGGTCCTCTTCCTTGAAATAGCCGGGCGCAATCGACTCGCGTTTTTTGTCACTCAGCGGCACTTCCACGCCGCCAGTAACGGTGAACTGAACGCCGTCTGCCTTGATGTAGACGGTGCCGGCAACTTTCTGGCCCATGGCCTTTCTCCTACAAAAAAGCCCGCACGCGGCGGGCTATGAACGGACGTTAACGTCAGACGGCGTACTGCAGGCGGAACTGGTACTGCAGCGCGAAGATCCGCAACTGATTGACCAGGTCCGGCGGGTACAGCACGTTGAGCCGATTCGGGTTGGTACTCGAGCGCTCCACGATCAGGTTGGCCGCGAAGGCTTCGGCGTTTTCGACAATGCCCAGCTGCTCGAGCGCGTAGTAGCCGGCGATCATTTCCGCGCGGATCACGTTTGGTGTAACGATGGCCTGGCCCGCGCCGAAGCGTGTACCGTCATTGGCCAGCTTATGCCGGCCGTATTTGCTGGTGACCCGTGCTTTCAAGTAGCCGATGACAAAGGCCGACTGGTGCAGTGTTTCGCTGTCCAGATAGGAATCGTCCGGCTGGTCATAGGCGTTGAACTGGTAGCTGGTGATCGCCCGCTCGATGCGCTGCGCCCCGCCGCCGTAGTAGGCCGTGGCAATGCCGCGGTTCAACAACGACTGGCGCTCGGTCAGGGTGAAGCGATCACCGGCCGGGGCCGGGGTTAGGCCGCTGAGCTCGCCGGTCTGGGTTGGCCGCGCCGGGTCCGCCGAAATAAACACCGCGGTGCGCGCCGCATAGGCGGCCGCCACGTTCCACACCGGATCAGGGCAGGTCGACTCAAAGCCATGAATCGTCGCGTGCTGATCATTGCGCGTCGCGCTCAACGCCACCAGGCTACCGAGAGTGCCGCGCACGGCGGTGTAGACATGCCCGTAAAGCTGCTTAGCCCAGCTCCAGCGCCCGCTGGAATCGTCCATAAAGGCTTTCCAGGCATCCAACGACGTGGCATCGGCCCACGGCGCACAGATGAACTCGAACGGCTCATCGCCGAGGCTGGCCAAGGCTAGCGCCACGTCCGGCGTGCCCACACCGCCGCTCATCGGCGCCAGGACCACGGTCAGGCCCTCCGGGGTCGCTTCGCCATTGTTGCGACCCTGGCGGTTGAGTTGCAGCAGCAGGTCGTTGCCGCTCAGACCTGACCATTTGCAAGTCAGTGTCACCACACCGACTGCCGCCACCGCGGTCACCCCTACCCCGGCGGCATTCACCGCGGCCGCCAAGGCGCTGGCCACCGCGGTCGGGGTGGCCCCCTTGACCACGGTCGCTCGCACACGGCTGGCCCCCAGGTACAGGTTCAGCTCGCCGCCCTCGGTGGCCGTGCCGGTGACGGTGACGGTGCCGGACGCCTTGCTGCCGGTGGCCTTGATCGGCAGGCACCAGACCTCACCGGCCGGATCGTTACGGCGCCAGGTGTCGTACATCTGCGCGAGCATCGAGCCGACGCCACCGATGCTCTTGGCCAGGCCCAGGCTCGACACCAGGGTCAGCTGGCCGATCTCGGCCGCGGTGGCATCGTCGTTGACCTGCGCCACGAGCAGCCGCGGCATGCTCGAGGCGGCGCTGTTGGCCTGCGAATTGTCGACCTCGGCGTAGAACAGCGGCACGCGCAGGTCGCTCGGAATGGAGTTAAAGCTGATCGCCATTATTCAGTGCTCCCAGGGATGGCCGTAGCCGGGGTTTTAGGGGCGGCCTTGGCCGTTTTCGGCGCGTCGGTGGTGACGTCCTGATCACGCTGCCGGCGCAGCCAGAAAACGGCCAA